AAACAATGTCTAGTCATCACAAACATAAGCACCACAAACATAAGCACCACAAACATCACCATCACAAACATCACCATCATAAACACCACCATCATAAACACCACAAAAGACATCATCATCGCCATTATTATTATTATTACGATAATTGTTATGATTATCATCTTTTATGGAGACTTTCTTATCCATTCGGAATGGGTTGGGGAGGATATCGTCATAGATTTTATTAATGATACTATTAACGTTTAATCTATGTATTGTATATATTATATATTTTATTTATTTTATTTATTTTGTTTATTTTGTAATTTTTTTATCTTTTGTATTAATATAAAACAAATACAGCAAATGAATAAACAGAATATAGCAAATACAACCAATTCAACTTGTGGATCTAAATCTCGCAATATTTTAAATAAAAATAAAATTCCTCGTTCTCCAAATAATGTTAAAACAGGATTAACATCAGGATCATATATTACTTATGTAAATTTATATTTACATCCAAATTCGCCAAATAATTTACCAAATGGATCAACTTTATCTAGTCCAATTGATCAAAAAAGTACTGAAAAAAAAATAAAGGCTAATCAAAAACCAAAATGTAGTAATAAAGAATGTCATTACTATGATCCTATGTGCGATGAAAATTATTATTGTTGTAATCCAAGCTGTTTTTGTTTTGATCCATATTACTTTGACCCATATTATCCCGATCCATATTACTTTGATCCATATTACTATGATTAATCTAAACTTATAATTTTTTATCATAAAATAAATATTCATTAGTAACTTCTTTTTCTACAATTTTTATTAACCATTTATTAATTGTTTCTTTTAATACATTTAAACGATTAGCCCATTCTTTTTTAACTCTTACAACTGGTACAAATAATTTAAATTTTTTAAATTATTTTTAAAAATTCTGGACAAATTATTTTCTAAAATCATTATTTCTTTTATCAACACATGACATTAATTCAGATGATAATCCTAATTTTTCTTGTAATTTAATCATACCACGTACTTCTTTTGGAATACACACTCCACTATACCCCCTACCATGATCACCTGGAACTGTTATTCCATACTCCCCAACACGTGAATCTAAACTAAATAATTTTTTTAATTTTTGATAATCTATATTCGTTTTTTCACATAAATCATATATTTCATTAAAAAATGTTATTTTTATACCAAAATATGTATTCAAAGTATATTTAAATAATTCACATTCCTCATAACTATGCATAAATATATCAATTTGAGTATTATGTTTATAAAAAGTTCTCATTACATTTAAAATTTTTTGATATTTAGTCATATTAAATTTATCTGGAATTCCTAATAAAACAAACTTTGCATTGTAAATATCATTTAAATAATTTTTTTGTGTTAGGAATTCCGGACAGAATATAATATCAAAATTCGTATATTTTTCACTTAATTCTTTGCTAGTTCCTGGTACTATAGTTGATTTAATTATTACATATGTTTCTTTAGTAATATTGTTTTTTAATTGTTCTAATATACTTTTTATAATTGAAGTATCACAATTTCCGTCAGAATCACTATTTGTTGGTACTGCAATTATATAAAAATTAATTTCACTATTACTTTCACTAAATTTTACAAGATCTATAATATTGTTGAAATAATTGAAATTACCTTCTTTTTTTTGAATGTCACATACATTGAATTCTATGTTGTTTTTTTCACATAGGAACCCCATACTACTACCGACATAACCGTAGCCTAAAATATTAATACTCTGCTGCTTACTCATTTTTTATTTTATTATTAAAATATAATATAAATTTCAATTTTTAACAAAGCAATACATTAAAGATATTTTTTATGTATTTTTGTAAATTTATTTTATTTACTATATTATATGGACGAAAGGATTAAATTAGGAAAATCACAAAAAATTATATTTTTAGGATGTGGATCTGTTTCAAAATGTTGTATATATTACTTGAATAAGTTTATAAAATATAAACCTGAACAGGTATATATTATAGATAAGGATGCTAATACACAAAAATTTCCATCAGTTGTAGAAATTGTTCGTCATGGTGCTACATTTTTACATTTCGAAATAAAACGTGATAATCTACACACATTATTTGATCAAACACTTAAAGTAAAAAAAGATGATATTATAATTGATTTAACAACTCAAACATGTACTTATCATATTTTTCAAGAATGTAGAATGAGAAATATTCTGTATATTAACACTTCTATAGAAGATGATGACATCGTAACTGATAGTGTTATTACTTGCCCAGTAAATAATGGTATTTTCTTACAACACGTTAATTTACAAGTTATTGCTGAAAAAACAAAAGATTATGGTGATACCACAGCTTTAATCGAATTTGGTATGAATCCTGGATTAATTTCTGTATTTATAAAACAAGGTATTGTGAATTTAGCTAAACAAGTAATAAAATATAGAAAAGCAAAAGGTAAAAAGGTAAATAAAAACATGGAACAATATGTAAAAGAAAAAAATCACAAAAAACTTGCGAAAATGATGGGTATCGAGGTGATGCATTGTTCAGAAATAGATACACAATTACCAAAGGTAATAACACCTGGACAATTTATTAATACATGGAGTTGCGTAGGATTAATAACAGAAGGATTAGAACCAGCTGAAATTCAAATAGGTACTCATGAAAAAATTATACCTTTTGCAAAATCTCAAGTTAACCAAGTAATACCTCAATTATTAATTACAAAAGCGTACGGTAAAGATTTAAAATTTGAATCTATTGCTCCTTTGAAAATAAATAGCGATGATAGTGTTACATTTACTAAATTTGAAGGCAGATGTATTCATCATGGTGAAGGTATTTCATTAAATCGTTATCTAGGATCATTTAAATATGCTCCTACTATGCATTATGTATATAAACTAAATCCTTATACAGAAGAAATGATTGACAATACTTCACCAGAAGAAATGGTAAAAATATTAAATGATCCATCTAGATGGAAAGTATTGAATATGCACGAAGATAAAATTGATGGATATGATAATATAGGTGCTTTGTTTGTATCTAGAAAAAATCCTTTTAATGAAACTGATGAATTATTTTATTTTTGGACAGGATCTATATTAAATACCGATTATACAAAAAATGTACTAAAAGATCAATATTTTGGTCCAACTGTAATTCAAGTAATGGCTGGTGTTTTATCCGGAGTTGTTTGGATGATGAAACATAAAAATAGAGGATTATGTTTTGGAGAAGATATCGATGACAAATTTGTTATAAATATGGCTAAAAAATATCTCGGTAAATACTATTCTAGACCAGTTATTGTATCAAAAGAAAATGAATTAAGTGGAACTACAATGGATAAATTATTTGTAGATAAAAATGCTGAGAAAACAGATATAGATGATCTTTAAATAACAAAAATATATCAAAATTAATTTCAATCAATAAAAATTGAAATTAATATTTGTTTTTATTCTAAATATCTTTAAAAAATACAAAAATGATTTTTATTACATTCTTTATTTTAGTGGTTTCAATTGTTTGTTTTCCAAATAATCATAACAAATGCTTAAAACCAAACAAATTATTATTAATTGATTTATTTAAAACTTGGAATAATGCTTTGCAATCTGCTAATCCAGAAAAGGTAGTTGATTTATATAGTAAAAAGTCTGTATTATTAGCTACTCTTGAAAATGAACCATTAGATACACGTGAAAAAAAAATGCATTATTTTGAAGAGTTTTTATTAAAAAATCCATATGGTACATTAATTAAAACTTTCTCGAATACAAATACAAACACACCTTATATTGATGGTACTTATAATTTTAATATTAATGTATTTAATGATAATTGCGCTCCATTAAAATGTGGCAATATTACTAATATGTGTACAGGGATTTGTAGAACTGACGTTAAAGCAAGGTTCACATATATATATACATGTGAAAATGGAGAATGGAAAATTCAACATCATCATTCTTCAAAATTTCCTAACAATGTATAAAAAATTAATTAAAGTAATTATAAATAATCTCTAAATGAAACCATAAAATTGAAAAATAAATAAAAAATCGAATTTAAATTTAAAAATAAGAAATTGTACAATTAAATGCAATTTCTTATTCTAATCTTGTTGATTAATTTTGTTATATGTTTACCTAAACATTCGCATAAAAATAGAGCAAATAAAAATAGAGCAAATAAAAATAGAGTGATACGTGTAAATCTTCCTTCTTGGAAACCTAAAGAAAAATTTTATAATCCTCGTAAAGTAGATTGGGTTAGTGTAATAAGTGGATGTAAAGCTGCATGTAATTATGAAAAACGTTTATGCAACTTTTATATTCGTGCAGCTGCACATGATTCTTTATCAGTATCGGAAGGATTTGGTGGAGCTGATGGATCATTGTTATTAACTCAAGATGAACTTAGAAGATCTGAAAACAATTATGATAATTTTGCTTTTTTATTATCAAAGAATGCATTAGCTTTAGCAAAAAAATATGATACATCTGTAGCAGATATCATAGCAGTATGCGGTGCTGTAGCAACTGAATTTTTAGGAGGACCTAAAATTATTAAAAGTGATATTATTCAACCATTTTTAGTTGGGCGACATGATCGTACAGAACCAAATCCAACAAATTCTCTTGCTCCTGCAAATATGAATACTACTGGTTTTAGTTCATTTGCAAAAAGTAAAAATTTAACAATAGAAGAAATGACTGCATTAATGGGATCTCATACTTTATTAGATGAAAAAGGATGTTTAAAAAAAGACAATTCTTATTGTGATCCTAGAAAATCAAATTGTACTGATATATTAATGTATAATTGGTCAAATATCTATTATAAAGAAACATGTGTACCTAATATTAAAATAAATAATCCACCAGCACTAAGCACATTACCATTACCAACTCGTGAATTTTTTATTCAACAAGATCTTTGTAAATTTACAAGTGAGGAATTTCGTAAACGTCAACAAGATATTTTAGACCAAGAATTAGTTGATTTAAACTTGGATCCAAAAACATTAGTTGTAGGACAAGACTTGGAATATGAAGATGTAACATGGTATGACAGTATTACTAACGTTGCGAAAAAATGGTCTTATACAATACATGATGCTTGGATGGGCAAGGCTTGTCAAGGCGACTTGCCAAAAACATTGTATAATAATAATATTCAAAAATATATGAATAAATTTAAAGATCATTCAAACGAATGGGACATTACATATATACGCGCATATAAGAAAATGGTTAATACAGGTGCTATTTGGAATAAAAATGGTAGATTTCCTATATCTGGTCTAGAATGTCATTCTGGATATACAAAGACAATATTAGACGATGATATTAATTGTAATGCTTGTAATAATAAAGAAACTTGTCGTAAATATTGTAAATGTAAAACTGCATTTAATGGAAATGATCATTTTTATCAATGATCGTTGGATCTTGGTAAAAATAAATTTAATCTTAAAGTTTTTTTATTTCTTATTTTTTTGTAGCTTCCACCATTTCACTTACTAATTTTTTAAATGTAATTTTAGGTTCCCACCCAAGTTCTCTTTTTGCTTTTGAAGCATCTCCAATTAAGCATTCTATATCAATATCTCTATAATATTTTTTATTAACTTGTACTAATGTTTCTCCTGTTAGTGCATTTGTACCTACTTCATCTATTCCTGATCCTTTCCATTCTATCCTAATTCCAATTTCCTCAAAAGCTAATTCAACAAATTCTCTGACAGAATGTGTTTCGCCAGTTGCTAAAACATAATTATCAGGTTTATCTTTTTGCAACATTAACCAAATTCCATAAACATAATCTCTACTATGACCCCAGTCACGTGTTGCATTTAAATTACCTAATTGTAATGGATTACTAAAATTATTTTTACCTACATATCTAGCAATTTTTTGTGTTACAAAATTATGCCCTCTACGTGGACCTTCATGATTAAAAAGTAAAGAATTTACAACAAACATTCCATATGCATCTCTATACATATTACATAAATGTTCCGCTGCCATTTTAGAAATTCCATATACACTAACTGGTTTTTGTGCTGATTCTTCACTTAATAATGAAGATCCATCTGTAACATTTCCAAATATTTCACTAGTAGATGCTTGGTAAATTTTACAAGTTTTTTCTAATCCACATGTTCTTACAGCCTGTAAAATATTTAATACACCTACAAAATTTGTTTGAATAGTATAATTTTCTAATTCAGAACTAATTTTAACATGACTTTGTGCACAAAAATTATAAATTTCAACAGGTTTTATTTTATTAATAATATTAAATACAGACATTGTATCAGTTATATCCATGTAATGTAATGTAACTTTGTCAAATATATGTTCTATTCTTTCAGTTGTAATAACAGAACTTCTTCTAATTGTACCATGAACATCGTAACCTTTTTCTAACAGTAATTCCATCATATGAGAACCATCCATTCCCTGTGATCCTGTAACTAACACAACCTTTCTTTGACCCATTATATTACTTATAATCTTTTTGTTTTTAAATTAAGTTTTTCTTTATTTTTTATTTTCAATATTAAATATTAATATTAAATATGTCTGAAAATATGTCTAAAAATATGTCTGAAAATATGTCTGAAAATATGTCTGAAAATATGTCTGAAAATATAAATAAAATGATGGAAAATTTAAAAATCAATTCGCAAAAAGAAGAAATAGATTCTGAATACGTAGATTATTTTGAAAAATTACAC